GTCTTCGTGGACTTCTTCAAGCAGTTTACGAAGCAAGTGGAGCCAAAGGGGAGTACAAACTTTTTGCTGGCCCTGCGGTAATGAATGCGATCACCGATTACACCCGTGCCGCTATTGCGACTAACCCAGTTTATTCCTTCACACAAGATGTGAGCGGTAAAACCTTGGTTCGCTCTGTACTTAGTTTCATCTCGGACTTCGGCTCAATCGACATCATTCCAATGCTTCACGGAGGTCGTGGAATTTCCCAAGATATCACAGGTGCAACGAATGCCAGCCCAATCGTAGTGACCTGCAATGGTCATGGATTTGCCGATGGTGACAAGGTTACTATTAGTGGAGTAGTTGGTAACACAGCGGCTAACGGCACTCATACAGTAGCAGGTAAAACTGCCAATACTTTCCAACTTTCTGGAGTAGCTGGTAATGGTGCTTATGTTTCCGGTGGTAAACTTACCGCAGGCACAGACACTGCTGAAGGAGTCATCAACTCTAATCGTGCATACTTGATTTCTGATGATGACAATGTTTCCCTTAAATTCCTTGAAGGAATTACTGTGAACGACCTTCCTGACAACGGTGCTGGCCGTAGAGCGATCTCTGAGGCAATGCTCACCCTTCGGGTAGCGAATCCAAGAGCTTTAGGTAGTATTGTTTAATTACTATTATTCGATCATGTTGTTATTGGGGGGCCGACTTAGCGTTAGGTCGGCCCCCTTTTTTCTTTTTATAAAATGAGTCTTAATATCATCGTAAAAGGAGGTAAGCGGAGTGGGAACTCACAGGAGGAAATCGCTTACTATATGCGTAAAGCCAATGAGCAAGCAGTAGTTCGGGAAAAAGCTGGATATGCTCAAAGACAAGAGCAAGCTCGCCGAGCCGCTAAATCGCTTGAAGGAGGCAAAGGAAACTTTCGCCTGAAACGAGTAACAGACATGGCTACCTATATGAGACACCAACAGGAACGACCAGGATGTTGGTCAGATACTAAGGGATTCGTCAAAGACTTCGAGAAATCAAACCCCGAGTGCAAAATTAAACACTAACTTTTTTTTATTATGGCAAATTACGCAACAGCAACATACACAGATTTAAAATCAAGATTCCAAGCATTGGCTGGACTTGAAAGCTTACAAACCACAGATGCGAACTTTCTTCGCGACCTCGTCAATCGGAGAGCAAGGCTTGCCCACGAGAGATACCCGTGGCCGCAATTCACAATTATAGGTGAATCTATTGCGATTACCACAAGTGATGCGAATCGTCTAAGAGTTTACGGCACATCGAAGAAGACGGCGAACGATGCAAATGTGGTTTTTCGTATCCACAAAGCAGATCCTGGTAGCACTCGTTATCCTGAAGAATATACTTTTTATACTGAACTAGATTCCGGCGGATACCCTTCAGTGAAAATCATTGAGCCGACTACTTTGAACGGCATTAATCTTTTTGTAACTTATCGGAAAGATCTACGCTCTGAAATTAACAGCGGATCAGCAACTACTGGGTACTATGGTGACGAAAGTGGTGATGAATCGAATGTCCCCAATTTCCTTTTGGATTACCTAGTTCAGGGTAGTTACGCTGATTTCCTTCGCGGGGACGGCCAGACATCGAAGGCCCAACAAGAAGAGCAAAATGCCGAAGCAATCTTGATGTCAGAAATAGATATGGTCCGCGAACAAGGCCGTCAGTTTAGAAACGATATCCTTCAGTACCGCCCACCATCCCAATTTCAAAGGCACAATATACAGGCAGGTGGATCTCCAGTTAATCCAGGTATCGCAAATGTCCAGTAGTAGATGCGAACCATTGATTTTACAGCTTTAGAAAAACGCTTCAAGATGGCGGCTGGCCTGCCATCTTTGACGGAAGTGGATGAATTTTTCTTCAAGGAATCTTTAAACAGTAGAGCACAGACTGCCTGGCATCGATGCAAATGGCCTGAACTGCTCAAACTGGTAGAGAAGTCAGTCGGATCGACTACTAACCCTACGGCAGACAAGGCAGTACAGGTCGATAATGATTTAAACATCATGGAAATCCACCAGGTTTTTACTAAAAACCCATTTGCTGACAACTCTGCAATATTACTTGATTTCAAACTTTTAGATGGTTACTTGATCCTCCCGGCTAATAGCTCGGTATCATCTGTATTTATAGTGGGGACCGCAGTTCGTCCGACCTATGGTGAGGATGCAGGCGAGGAAATAAATGTCCCTGACTTTTTAGCTAATTACCTGATAGCAGGAGCACTAAGTGACTTCCTTCGTGGAGATGGCCAAACAGAGGCTGCATTTCAAGAGGAAAACAGGGCAGAGGAATATCTTACTTTAGAAATAGATCGGGCTGAACGCCTCCAATCGCAAAACAAAATAACCTTTAACACTTACCCGAGTTACAACTACGGGATTTCAGTTTTAACCACTACTTAATTACTATGGGTATTTCATCATTTAATGTACAAAATTCAATGGGGGCCAACGGTTCTGTTTATGTAAACAGCGCATCGGCAACGACAGGTAACTTTATTGCTATCCAGTTTACTGAGGATTCAGTAATCGGTGCTATTACTGGTCAAATGGATAACTCGGCTGGCTTAATATCGGATAATATTACTTTTAATAAAAACGACTGTATCTACCTTCCCTTTACCAGCTTCACCCTCACTAGCGGGGCGGCCATACTTTACAAAGCCTAATGCCATTATTCGGACTAGGTTTATTCATCGGTGATACCGATTCGGACAGTCAGGTAGGACCACCCACACCTGGTGGCCCCGATGGGGTCATCCAAACCGAGGCGGAGGACTTCCTGCAAGTTGAAGCCGGACAATTTTTAGCATTCGATTAAGAGGAAATAAATTATGGCAAATAAGAAAATAAGTGCATTAGACGCCCTGGGGGGTACCCCCGCAGTTAGCGATATTCTGCCGGTCACCGATGTATCAGACACTACCGGATCGGCTCAGGGAACTACCAAGAAGGTAACCGTTGCCAACCTCATGGCGGCGGCTCCTGTACAGACTAGCGACTTAGGTACAGCCGCCGGTTTAAATGTAGGTACTGCTGACACTAATGTTGTGCAGTTGTCTGATGTTAGTGGCACGATAAAACTCCCTGCTGTCGATGGTTCACAGTTATTAAATTTACCAAGTGGTGATATAAGTGGACCTCTCGACACCGCCCTACGAGGCACAACTAACCCACATATCGGAGCTTATCCTAACCAATCATTCAAGACAATCGATAACCCATCAAGCTCCGTTATGGTTGTGGCAGATGCGGATGGCAACTTGGAGTTTGTCACTAAGGATGGAGCGAATGTTTATGTTAACACACCATCAGCCCGCCTCGCATTAGCAAAAGGATTTAGTGTACAGGAAGATGGGGACGAGCCGGACATTGAGGTAGTCACTCCTAGCGGTGTCACCTATTCAGTAATCAGCGGAGACTCCGACACTAAAGGAGCCAACGGCTTACCAACTAGACAAGGTTTTAACTTACCCGACATAGGGGCAAACCCAGCACCAATCTTAATCTCAGGCGGTTCAATCGCTTAACTTACAATAATACTTAAATATCATGGCAACAGTATATATCAAACCAGGCACAGGTACAGGAACCGGAACCGCTTCTGATCCTTACTTTTATTCTCAACTAGCAACCGCTGAAACAGCAGCTCAATCAGGTGGTACAATTCTTTTTACAGATGGTAATTACTCGTTAACTTCAGCAAATTGGTTAGTTGACGACTTAACTTATAAATCATTGAATCAAAACGGTGCGGTGATTGACGGTACGGTTACTTCTGAAGGAGATGCAATTAGGGGTTTACAACAGGGGTCTACATCAGGAACAGTCGGCACTACAGTTGATGGTTTTAAGTTAATCGACTTTAGAATTAACCAGCGTATGCCAAATAGTGCTACTCCTTTAAATAAAATATTAAACTGCAACTTTACTTGTTCAACTTTCTTAGCTTTTGGATCTAGTGGTGCTATAACTGGATATTGGGCAATCAATAGAGTTTTGGTTTCGGGATGTTCAATTTATTTAAAATGGTATTCGGGTAATAGAATTTTCTCAGATTTTGGTGGAAGTAGTATAGAAGCTTCAACAATAGGTTTAGATATTCATCCTAGTGAAACAGCTATTTCAAATGACACATTACTCTCAGCTAAGAATTGTATTTTTACATCAAACGATAGTGGATCGGTCTTGACTGCAAGTATAGGTGCTAAAGGCAATACTTGTTGTTTCTATAATTGGGGTACTACTACATCAGGAGGTACTAACAATATCTTCCAAGACCCACAGTTAGTTAACCTAACGGGGGGTGATTTACGCCTCCGCCCAACTAGTCCCTGTATCGGAGTTGCAACCCTTAGCTAATCAGTCATGGCTTACAATAAACTCCACAAGAAAGACTTTACCATTGCGATAAAGCATGGCTCAGATTCGGGTGCGGTAAAGTTTAAAAAGGAAGCGGCTAAAGGGGAACTATTCTTCGACACCGCACAGAATAAACTCTACATCGCACTTACTGATGCGGGTACATCTGACGCAACCGTTGTAAGTGTTACGCTTGCGTAATGGCTCCAAAGCAGTCAGAGGGCTTATCAGAATCCTCATCTGCGAGGGTCAATGTGCAGTTTGCCATCAAAATAATTGTCGGCGTGGCAACTGCGGTATGGTGTTGGTCTGAGCTTACGAACCGCATGGCGGCAATGGAACTCCAGGTAAGTCGGGTACAGCACGAATCCACACTTCTTGGCGATCTATCAGCACGAATGATGCACCTGGAGAAGTTTGCGGAACAAGCAAAGGATGACCTTAATCATTTAGTAGAGATGCAGGACGCTCCTATCACATCTGACTTCCAACAGTTCGAGCGGCTAAAATACTTAGAGAAAGAAGTGGACCTCTTAAGGTTCAAGGCGGATTGGTGAAATGGGTGAAATACTTCTTATGTTACTTACCGGGGGCGGTTCTACGGCTATGGGTGCTATGCTCAAGGGTGGCTTTGGAATGTTATTTGAGGGCCGCCGTCAAAAGCACGAGCTTGAAATTGCCCGTGAAAGTCGAGCAAATGAAAACTTTCTTAAACTCCAAGCTGAATTGGCTAAAGGA